CCCTCTCGACCCGCTTACAGCCCGACATAGACAACATACCGCCCGCCCAGATCATCATTCTGACCCGCTGGCACCCAGACGATCTCGCAGGACGCCTAATGGAGACAGAAGATTGGAAGGAAGGCCGCTGGCTGCACATCAACTTCCCCTCGATCCAAGACAAGCCCATCGACGGCCTTAACGGCAAGGTGTCTCGCGCTTCTCTCCCGCCCGAAGACCCCCAGTATCTCGACGGCACGTCTCTTCAAAAGCTCTCCAAGCGCAAACGCTACATCCGCAAGACTATAAAGACCGCCCTCTGGCCCGAGCGCTTTTCGGTCGAAGACCTCGAGCGCCGACAGCGCCTCAACCCTCGCGAGTTTGCCTCACTGTACCAACAGACCCCCTACATCGAGGGCGGTAACTTAATCCGCGCTAACTGGTGGCGCACTTACCCCGAGGATATGAAGCCCGAGAAGTTCTCCTCGCTCATCATATCCGCCGACACCGCCTTCAAAGCCAAGCAGGACAGCGACTACAGCGTAATGATGGTTCTCGGCCTCGACACAACGGGTGACATATACGTTGTTGACCTCATTCGAGACCGCTTTGAGTTCCCAGAACTCAAGCGCCGCATGATCCAACTCAACAATGTGTGGCGTGGTCGCGGCCTTCGAGGCATTTACATTGAGGATAAAGCCTCGGGCCAATCTCTCATCCAAGAAATGCAGCGCGAGAGCGGCGTATCCATCATTCCTTACAAGGTCGTGAACGATAAGGTCTCCCGCCTGACCGCGATCCTCCCACTCATCGAGGGCGGTCGCGTTCTTCTCCCCACGTCTGCGCCGTGGCTCGACGCATTTCACGATGAATGCCAATCGTTCCCCTCGGGCAAGCACGACGACATGGTAGACGCGCTCGCAATCGGCCTTGACGTGCTCGCTCGCACACCCACAACGGGTGAATACTACCAGCCACCCGCCTTTGCGCTGCCCAAACCGTCCGATAGTTTGTGGGCCCAGCGCTCTGACCTCAATAATTCTTTGGGTCAGTGGCGAGGATGGGGTGAATAGGGACGACTGAGGTACAAATTAGGGGGTAAATAGCCGCATGACTGCTGCACCAATAGATTATAGAGCCGCTTACGAGCCGAACGGGGATGGGGTCATCGTTGATCTGTCCGAACTCGGCGATAAGCTGATGGCATACGAGGATATTTCTTCTGATCTGTCTATGGATCAGGAGCAAAAGCTCGTGGACTACGTGAAAGCTGCGATGCAGATGTCATATGACCGCGTATCCCGCCGATATGACCACTGGAAAGAGGCAGACCGCGCCCATGACGTGTATGTCCGCCCAGATACCACCCAGTTCCGCGAGAAGGCCGTCATTGCGGACACTCGCGCCATATCGGACACGGTGCTTACCTATCTGATGGCAGCCCTTACGGGCCGCAATCCGATGTTTCAGATGGAGGGTCTGAACCGCAAGTCTCGCAAGTCCAGCCAAATTATAGAACGCCTCTTGCACCAACAGATGCGCCGAACAGCGGGGGAAGCTCGCATTGCCCAGCATTTACTTGATTGCATCCGTTACGGATACGCACCCACGAAGGTCACATGGGACGCGAAGACCCGAACAAACCAGATCACCAACTTTGACCCGCGCCGCGTATTCCATGACCCCCGTGTCCAGTGGGGAGATTGGGAAAAGATGCAGTACATCATCTTTTCTGACTTCGCTTCTTACGACAGCCTGCTACAGAGCGGCATATACCCCAAGCTCAAGCGCTACCCCTCCCTCCGCAACCGCCTCACACCTCCTGCTGGTGGGTGGGACGGACATAAGTGGCACAAGGAAGCGGGACGAGGACTGAGCATTGATCCTGCCGAGCGTCTCGAGCGTGGCAGCAGCAACTCGTACTTCGCTCTCGGCGACAGCCGCGTGTATGACGAGTGTTATATCCGCCTTGCGGGCTACGAGGTGAACCTTCCCCAGATCGAGCAGCTATGGCTCGTCGTCACTGTTCTCGACGAGAACGTCATTATCCGCTTTCAGTTAAACGCTTACGGCAGGCAGTTCCCTGTTGTAATCGGCGGCCTGTATCACGATGCCCATAAGACCTATGGGCAGTCGCTTTATGATTTGCTCCTCCCACTGCATGACGTGGCTACGTGGCTCCTCCGTTCACGTATCGATAACGTGCAGGCCGCCTTGACTAACCTGATGTTTGTTGACCCCACCCAAGTCAGCATAAATGACCTCATAGATCGCAACCCCCACGGCATAGTTCGCACCCTCCCAGGTTCAGAGCCAGGGAAAGGCGTTTATATCTCGCAAATTCCTGATGTTACGAAGGGCCACTGGCAAGATATCGAGGCAATGAGCGGGTTAAAGCAGCGCCTATCCGCCGCCTCAGACGCCCAGCAGGGAATGCCTACAGCCGAGGGCGGCGTTCGTACCGCGACCGAGATACAACGGCTCTCACAGCTAGGCTCACAGCGTCTCGGCGTACTCTCTCGCATCATTTCCGCCACCTCTGTACGTCCTATGGCCCGTATGATGGTTGCCAACGTGCAGGACTTCTTTGGTGACAGCGGCGCGATCCGCATTCCTGACAGCGACAGCGCCTCGGGCCTGACTGATATGGTGCAAGACGGCTACCTTGACTTCAACTTGCAGGATATCCAAGGCGAGATTGATTATCTCGTAGTTGACGGCACTCTCCCGCTCGAGCCCACTCGCAATGCCGAGACGTGGATCAACATGCTCAAGATGCTGAACGAGACGGGCATGGCGATGGAATATAACTCGGGCAAGATCGTCGAGGAGGCCATACGCTCGATGGGCGTCAGCGATCTCGACCAGTTTAAAATATCCAAAGAGCAAACCGCCAAGGGGCCGACCCCATCCCAGCAAATGATGATGATGGAAAAGCTGCGCGGCGCGAACGTCCAGCCGCAGGGCGACATTCAAGACCAAGTGCAGAAGGGCAACCTTGTGCCAATGAGAGAGAAGAGCGGATGACAAAAGTACACAGCAGCGTATTGGCCTCTCGCATCGAGCCTCATCTACGAGACTACATCGACGCTCGTATAAGCGAAGAAATGAAGCCCATGCGGGACGACATAGCCGCATGTCTCGTTGCACTATCATCCAATAACGCGGCTTCCGAAATAAAGCTGGGCGAGCAGACTGCCAAGTTGAACGACATCGAGCGCGTCCTCAATTTGCCCAGCTACAAAATCGCAAAGCTCCTTGAGCTTGCACAGAAGGACTAGCAATGGCACGTACTTTTGTTCCGTCTGAACAGCTAAACTTTAGAAGCGCCGCCACTGGTACGCACCTTCTCGACACGTATCTCGAAGCCTGCGAGAAGGGCGGCGTTACGCTTCCTATTCTAATGGAGAACTTGTACTCATCGGATGGCGGGCTAAACCCGAGCGCTCTTCAATTCCGCGTGTCCACGAGTTCGGGCGTCCCAGTTTTCCAAGCTCGTTTTGGTCATTTCACGGACGCTGCTGCTGGCTGGTTTGACACTAACCAGAGTTTCTTTCACTGGCGCGGCGACTACGCCACGGCTACGGCGTACAAGCGCCTCGACATGGTTCGACTACCCTCGAACCAATCGACTTACATATGCACTGTTGCTCACACATCGACCTCGACTTTGGACACATCCAAGTTCCAAGAGTTTTTTGACGGAGCAAACATCACCTCAGTCGTCGGCTCGCTGACGAATATTAACACGGTCGCGGGCTCAATCGCTGGTATTAACGCTCTCGCGCCAGTAAGCGCAGAGATTGCCAACCTTAGCACGACCGAGGCGATAGCCGACATGAGCACTCTTGGTGCTACTGGCGTGGTCGCAAATATCGCCACAGTCGCAGGCGTGGCATCCACCATGTCTGCGGCTGCACAGAATGCGACGGACGCGGCGGCTTCGGCGGCGGCGGCGGCTACTGCGCTGGATACTTTTGATGATCGCTACCTTGGCAGCAAATCATCCGAACCATCTGTGGACAACGACGGTAATGCGTTGGTGTCTGGTGCGTTATTTTTCGACAGTTCCGTAGGTTCTATGAAAGTGTACGATGGCGCAAATTGGATACAGGCTTCAAGCGCAGCCCCTACAAGCCTTATTGATTACGAATACACGGCTACGGCTGGGCAGACCACTTTTAGTGGCTTGGACAATAATGCGGCAACGCTAAGTTATTCTGGTGGCAATATAATTGTTTCGCTCAATGGCAGCGTCTTGGATAATGGTTCGGACTACACGGCGTCCAGCGGATCGCACATTGAGCTTGCGACCGCCGCTGCGGTAGGCGACCATCTAGCGGTTGTGGCGTTCAAATCGTTTTTAGTTTCTGACACAGTATCCGCGACAAGCGGCGGCACGTTTGCCGCAGCGGTGACAATAGCTGGGGGCGTCAATGTTTCTGGCAGTTCCTCGTTTGAAGAGATACGCGAAAAGGTTTCCGTAGACAGTACAACAACGGGAACGATTACTCATGCGCTGGCTACTGGCCCCGCGATTGTGTTTTACAATGTTGACCAAACTGCAAACCGCACGATCAATCTCACGGGAGCGAACACTTTTTTGGCGACAAGCCAAAGTACAACAACAGTGTTTATGTTCAAGCAAGGCACCACAGCTTACTACCCCAACGTAGTTCAGCTAGACGGCTCGGCTGTTACCCCTAGTTGGCAGGGCGGGTCAGCCCCGACAGGCGGCAACGCAAGCGGCATTGACGTTTACAGCTACACAGTAATCAAGACCGCCAACAACACATTCACTGTTCTCGCCAGCCAGACACAATTTGCGTAGGGGGTAATCAAATATGCTTTCTACGTTCGGCGCGGCATCATCAAGAGCTTTTGGGCTTTCGTCAGGCGGCCCGCTTCGGTTCACTTCGTCTCAGTCGTTTAAGTATCTCCATAATAGCGCTACTGGTACTGGTTTCCCCTTAACATACACGCCGACTGCTGGGACTAAGGCTGCGCTTTTTATGGTTTTTGGCGGTTTAGGAGTGCGAACCAACACCGCCATAGCCAGTTGGTTTAGCGGCGGCGGTGGTGGTGCGTATGCAGAGAGATATGTGGAGGGCTTAGATGCTAGTTATGTTGTGGGATTGCCGAGGTTCGGCGGTAATTCAACGGTTGCCGGTATCAGTGTTTACGCATCCCCAAGTAACTCTGTCACAGGAGCGTCCATAAACACGTCCACTTCAACCCACGACTTTGCCGCAGCGGGTGGCAACGGGGGCAATGGCATCGACACTACAGCCCCCAGTTATGGCTATGGCGGTGGTGGTGGGGGCCGATGCGGAAATGGTGGTCAGGGTGCTGGTTATAATTTTAATGGGTACGACAGTTCAGGCGGTGCGCCACTTCCGAACTCTGGCAATGAAGCTGCGGGTGTGTTCGATCTATCTCCGTTTGGCATTACGTTCACTTACGACAGGTACTCATCCCAAGTCCCTAAGTTTGATGCGGCTTCGACGGCGGCTGAAATCGCATTGAAGGACGATTGCAACTATGCGGTATCCCACGCCAGCCATAATGGAGGTTATAGGGGAGAAACTGGGGCAAGCAGCGATGCTGGAACCGTCATAATAATAGAGTTTTCCTGATGTTGATCGCGGTTAAAAGGAGACGACGATGACTAGAGCAAGAGACAAAGCGGTGTTGCAGGCATCACCGACGGGTAAGCAAACTATTTGGATACCCGCCAGTGCTATGCAGCCGACCACATCGCTTCCGTGCGATCCGTTAGCCACCGTGGAACTTAACACGTATAGACCCGAAGCCGTTACTTTAGACTTCCCCAATAGTGGTGGTTATACATTCGCGCAATTTAGCGTGGCTTTCCCAAAGGCTTGGAACGCTGGGCCGTTACAAGGTAGCCTGACTTTCCAAGTTTATTGGTCGGCTAATAATACATCTACCGCAGGCGTTGAGTTTGGGATGCAATCCGTTTCTGTGGGCAACAATGAAGATGTTGACTCCCCGTATTCTGGTTTTGTGTACGTGAGTGACAACCATCAAGGCACCGCCAACAAGTTGAACATTACAAGCGAAAGTACGGGTTTAACCCCAAACAATATAATCAATGTCGCCCAGTCGGTCACAGATGACAGTCTATTATTTTTTAGATTTACACGTCGAAGCCAAGCCTCAAATGATACACTTGCCGCGCCGTGCAGGGTTCACGGCATCAAGCTGTTCTTCACCACAGACGCGGGTAACGACGAATGAATTTCGGGTATCAAACACTGGGGTTTGGTGCTTATCCTAACCGTGGGGCGGCTATAGCCCAAGGCTTGACGCCTTCTCTTTTAACTCTCACGGGGCAAAGTCAAACCAGCGCTACGCAAGCAGCGAATAGCAACACCATCGACTTGAGCAATGCGGGTGGCGTTGACTACACAAGCGAAACTGCGCGGTTGGTGTTTCGCTATGAGAAAGGGAGCAGTTTTACAGGCGACCTTCAAGTCTATGACATTGAGTTTAGCAGCACCTCTTACGACATAAACACTGGCGCAAATAGTTTTCAAACAACGATTGCAAATTCTTCATCTTACACGTCCGCAGCTTTTTATGGTGTGGGTACTAGCGCATCAGGCGGTAGATGGGTTCTTGATGCTAGTGGAACAGGTAGTGGCGGCACGGGCTTAACACTAACTGGCGAATATTATTTATACGCGGAAACCAGCAGCCCTGCCGCGAATACGGTTGGCTTTAACTTTTGGTTGCGAAGCCCTGTCGTATCTCTGAGTGCCGCTTCACCCAATCTGACATTCAAAGACGGCAGGTATGGTGCTGGAATAGGCACTCTTAATGTTCACTTGGACATCCAATGATGGAGGCAGAGTAATGGCTAAACTACCCAAAACTAGCAAGGCTAAGATGCCATGCAACAAGCCCCGCCGCGCACCAGCGGGGTCTAAAAAGAAGTCCATCGTCAAAGCCTGCGCTGGCGGCAAGGAAGTGATCGTTCGTTTCGGCGACCCTAAAATGACCATCAAGAAGGGCACCCCTTCTCGCAAGAAGTCCTACTGCGCTCGCTCGGGCGGCATCAAGGGCACGGCGAACAAGCTGTCCGCTAACTACTGGTCACGAAAAGCGTGGAGTTGCTGATGGCTAAGAAGAAAAAGAAGACAAGCTCGAAGCGCATATCTTGGAAGAAGGGAAAGAAGTAATGCCACAGGTCGGAAACAAAAAGTACCCGTACACACAAGCGGGGAAAGCTGCCGCCGCAAAAGCGGCAAAGAAATCTGGCAAGCCTCCTGTGCGTAAAGCATCCGCACCTAAGAGGGGAAAGCCAATGAGCAGGCGGAGCTATTAAGTTTGCTACTTCATTTCCCATCTGTCTCTGATCTCGACCGCCAATTCGAGGAACTCGAGCGCCAGAAACAGATGATTACCCTGCAACGAGAAAGGATCGAAGAACTTGAAAACGAAAGAAGTAAAGAAGCTCGGCAAGCAGACCCAGACAGGGCCAATGCAACACCGAGATTGTCCCTGCACTCAGAAATAGGAGAGCCCATCAT